GACGCTTGGAGACGAAACTCAATCGAGATTAAGGCTGTTGAGAGAGTTGATGGGCGTGCTGTAATTCTATCGCCGTTTGCGAAGTTGACTGGTATTTAAGGTAGAGATTGAAGTCTGGCATAGCTTTATAACTCAATATGCCCTCGGCTCAACGCTAAGAGTGGATTGAGCCACAAGGGCATCCTTTTGTGATGCCATTCCAAAAGGGGATGGGAAATGTTTTTTGTGTTCTCACCTCCTTTCTTTGAAGGGAAGTTTTAAGAAAAAGACGCTTCCCATCCCGTCTTGGGACATATGATAAAAGTAAAGATGTTTGATACTGGTGAGGTTGTAGAGGTTACTCCAAATGTAGCCCATGATTTAATTGATGGCGGAAAGGCTAAACTTTATCGCGGAGAGGAGAAGTCTAAGGAGTCTTACGAGACGAGGGTAGAAATGCCAGAGCCAACTCCTTTTTATGGCCACCGCCAAATGAGGGCTGAAAGGAAAGGCTACAAAAAGGAACTTCCATTGTAAGACTCCATAAGATATAATTAACTTATGGCAGTCAAATCCTACGCTTTAACTACCGCACAAAGAGCCGCAGATTTTGCGGGTTTAGGAACTCTTTCGGGAACTAAACTAACACAAATGGAGAGGTTAGTTGATTCCGTCACAGAGTTTGTTGAAAACTATCTTGGATACAGAGTCAAAAAGGCTTCTTATACAAATGAAGAATACGATACTGAAGATGCCCAAATGTTACTTCTAAAGAATTTTCCTGTTGATAGTGCAGAAAGTTTTGTTTTACAAAGGAGAACAAGTGCTTTGAATGAAGCGGAATGGGAAACAGTTGATAGTCAGTATTACCATGTTGATACGAATGCGGGAATTGTTTATGGAGCAAGTGGTTGGAAGTTTTCAAGAACTCGGAGAGGTTATCGAGTAAGTTATACGGCGGGATATAACTTTGACAATTTAACTACTTACTTATCAGATACAGAAGGGGGCGACATTGAATTGGCGGCTTGGATGCTTTTAAGTTTACTTTGGGACATAAGGAAAGGAGGTGTGGGAGTAGAATCCGAAAGAATTGGGGACTATGCGGTAACTTACAGAAGGTTACTAATGGAGAATGAGGATATACAAACTCTTTTAGATAAGCATGCAAGGATGGATACTTTTGGGGTTCTAACTCCTTTACAAGAGTGAGATGGGCATTAGAAGATTTTTTGACCAAGATGTCATTATCAAAAGGCTTTCAACAGTTAGTGGACACCGAAAAGCATTTCAATCAACAGCAACAGTTGAGGGATGCGTCCAAGAGTTGTCAAGAGGGGCAAGGCAGAGGTTAGGTATTCTTGAGGAAAGGACTTGGATTGCGTGGTTTGATGTGGATACTGATATTCAAGAAGGAGATAGAATTGAGGATGAGGATGGTATTGAGTATCTTGTTAGAGAGGTTACAACTAAAGATTACGGAATAAATCAACATAAGCAAGTTATCTTGGAGGAACCGAATGAGTGACATAAGAATAACAATTAGTCCTGAGCTTAGTAAACTAGCAACGGCTTTTATGGATATAAATATCCATAAAGTTTTAGTTCAGGAAGTAAATCGTTTAGCGGCGGCGGTTGAACGATTCGGGAAACAACTAACCCCAGTCAAAACGGGTCGGTTAAGAGCAAGTATTGGATTTACACCAGCTTCAATTTTTCCCCGAACTATAGTTGAAACTAATGTGGAGTATGCTATTTATGTTCATGAAGGAACAAGGTATATGAGAGCAAGACCATTTTTGAAAGAAGGGGCAAGGTTAGCGCAGTTGTCTCTTGCTGGTGAACTTGAGGGGAAATTGAACCAAGAGATTGCGGCTAATTTTAAGAAGATAGGAGGGACTGGCACTTTGCCTTTCTAATAAAATGAGCTGGACAGCCTTACGACCACAAGTTGAAACTTTACTTAAAACGATTAGTTCTATACAAGAGGTGTCAAGGGCACCTAAAATAAAGTTTAGTGGTTATCCTGCAGCACACATAATTCCATCGGAGAATAGTGCTAATTATGAAACTACAAGCGAGAATGTAAGGAATTACTCTTTTACGGTTAGGATTTTCTATGAAACGAAACAGACAAGTATTGAGGACGCTTTGGTGGCTTTAGAGGAAATTGTGGATAGTGTAATTGATAAGTTTGACCAGGAAGATTTGAAGGGTAGCGCCGATAGGACAATAGGGATAGGATTGCCTTCTGGCTATACTTTTCTAAACATTTGGGCAACCCCAGGAGTATATTTGGAGTTGCCTGAAGACCAGTTGTTAATGGCGGAGATTACTTTGCGAGTAAGAATATCAAGGGATATTAGTTGAAAGACTTGACAAGATTATTTCTATGGTTCATAATCGTAATTGACTATGGCGAAGTTTATTGGAAGATTAGTTAAACTTGGTATAGATAGAGAAACCGTTAGAGGAGCTGGTGCTTCGGCGGTTTATCAAATCCCTCGTGTTGCTTTCACCTTTGATGACAAAGTAGTTCAGGCTCGTTCTATTGGTTCGCTTGGATACTTGGCGGATTCCGAAGAGGCTTTTGTTACTACCAAATATGGACAAGGAGATGTAGAGGGGGAGATTAGAAGTAAATCTTTCGGGTTATTTCTCTACGCAATGTTGGGGAGTTTAAGCACTACTGGGCCTGTTGATTCCGCTTATACCCACGCTTTTACAATTAATGAAAGTAATCAACATCAATCTTTGTGTTTCGTGGTAACAGATGAAAATACAAGGGAGATTTATCCGTTGGTGATGTTGGATAGTATGGAGATTACGGCAGAACTTGATGCTGTGATAAGGTTTGCGGCCTCTTTTATGAGTAAGTGTAGTAGGGATACTGTTCAAACTGTTCCTGCTGTTGTAAGTGAAAGTAAGTTCACTAAGAAACATCTTCAGTTTAGAATTGCTGATAATATTGCTGGGTTGGCGGCGGCAAGCACTATTTCTTTGAAGTCTTTAAGTTTAAGAATTGCTAAGAATGTAACCCTTGATGATGTATTGGGAACAGCCGAACCGGAGGATATTTTGAATCGCCAACTTGCTGTTGAGGGAACTTTAACTCTCAGCTACGAGGCAGAAACCTACAAGAATTATATGAAGAATGGAACAAGTAAAGCAGTTGAGATTTATCTTCTTAATACAGATGATACAATTGGTTCTTCAACCCGTCCCGGTTTGAAAATCCAATTACCAAAAGTAGATTTCTTTGATTGGGCACCTGATTATGGACTTGAGGATATTGTAACTCAGACTGTTTCTTTCAAAGCAAATAGAGATGTAGCTAACGCTCAAAATATAATTTACCTTTGTCAGTTGGTGAATGATGTAGCATCGTACTAAAGGATTAAGAGATTCTTATTGACAAATTCCATAGGAATCTTTATAATTAGTAGTATGTTTATGAAATTTATAAGAAATGTAATTCTTGCCTCTGTATTTTTCTTCTTTTTAGGAATACTTTTGCCTTTTTTCTGGTTTCTTCTGCCTTGTATTTTTTTACTTATCCCTTTTTACCCACTATTTAGGTGGGGGGCAAACAATGGTAGTAGACTATGTAGGAGGTTAATATCATGACATTATTTAAAGTAGTCAAAAAACTATCGTTAGATTTCTTTGGTAAAGGTTGGGAGGGAGCATACATTAACTTCCAGGCTCTTACAGTTAAGGATATAAAAGATAAGTTTCCTGAGTTTACTAAAATTGACGAAAAGGATGAAACAGCAGCTTTGAGGGGAATAGATACTGTTTTGGAACTTTTGAAAGAGAAATTTATATCTGGAAAAGGTATAAATGATGAAGGAAAATTAGTTGATTTAAAACCAGGAGACTTAGAGAATTTACCTGCTGAGATTATTTCGAGGGCTCTAAGTTTTTTATCCCAAGGCGTAGCCGCGCCTTCTCCCAAGCTGTTAGAGACATCTTAACTTCTAAGGGGCCAATCTATAATCCGCAGGGTATTATCAATGAAGCAATTAAATTAGTGAATGAATATAGTTACCGAAAAGAGTTTGGCCTTTCCTACGAGGAATTTTTAAAGGAGCCTTGGGAAGTGTATTTAACTAATATGGAAATAATGTCTATACGAGCGGATATCGAAAGGAGCTATATCAGAAAAATGGAAAGGGAAGCAAAAAGATGATAATATAAACCTATGCCAGCAATAACTAACGTTCGAGTTATTATAGATGCTATAGATAATGCCACTGCGGTTTTGCGGGGTTTAGCTGGGCAGTTCAATACTTTAGGAAAAAGTGCCGATAATCTGGGCAAAGATTTACAAAGGATAGGGCAGATTGCCCTGGTGAATGTTGGGGTACTTACTGCTTTTGCTACTAAAGCTGCCTTCAGTGCCGCGAGAGTCGAGGAACTTACTTTTGCTCTTCATGCTATTGCTAAAGCCAACAAACTTTCTAACGAAACTGTAGATGAAGCAGTTACTAAGTTACGGGAAATGAACATTGCCCATGAAAAAGCTATCCAAATTACTTCTTTATTTGTTCAGGGACAATTAGACTTAACGGATGCAGTAAAATTGGCAACCGCCGCTAAAGACTTGGCCATTGTTGCTGGTTTAGATTCTTCTGAAGCTACAAGGACTTTAACGGAAGCAATTCTTACTCAACATCCAATGTTACTTAGGCAGTTTGGAATTGTTAAAAGTTTAGACCAGATTTATGAAGAATATAGTAAATCTGTAGGAGGAACTAAAAAAGAGTTAACAGAATTAGAAAAAAGACAAGCTTTCCTTAATGCCATACTAACAGAAGGTCAAAAAGTAGTCGGCACTTATGATGCCGCTATGGACTCAGTTAGTAAAAGGTATAGGTCCTTGACTGGTCGTATTATTCCTGATTTTATTGCGGAGGTTGGTAAGGCATTTAGTCCGGCCTTAACAGTAATTATTGATGCGATTACTAAATCAATTGAAGAGATGGGTGTTTGGATAGAGCAAAATAAGAATACGATTGACATTTGGGGAGAAAAGTTGGCACAGGTAGCAATGAAGGGGATTGAATTCTTAGGTCTTTTGGTTAATTTTCTTATAAATAACAAAGAGATTTTTGTGGGCGTACTGGCAGCTATCGCGGTAGGATTGGGGGCTTTGGCGGCGGCTTTCATTGCCGCTCATGCAGTTGCTATCTTAGTTATTACCGGGGTTATAGCGGTTGTTACCCTCTTAGCTAAAGTTTGGAACGAAAACTTCTTAGGAATTCAGGATGTAGTTGCTGGATTTGTTGAGAGATTTAAACTTAGTTGGCAGATAATACAAACTACAGTCCAGACAGTTACGGATTGGTTCATTATTACAGCCCTACCTGTAATTAAGAGTTTCTTCACTTTTATTTATGACCTTGTAATGTATTTCGTAGCTGTTTGGCAGTTTCAGTGGGCGATTATTAAAGTTATTGTTAACATTGTTGTCAACTGGTTTATGACTTATGTTTTTCCCTATATTCAGCAATTCTTCAATGCCGTTTTACCCTTACTCGAAGCTTATGTTGAAAGCTGGAAGTATCGATGGAATATGTTGATGACGACTGTGAAAGCTGTCGTTGATTGGTTCATGACTTATGTGTATCCGACTATCGAGAGTGCTTTTAATTTGATTAAAAAAGTATTACAAGCTCTTTGGGAGGCTTTTAAAGAAAGGTTTGATTGGATAAAAGAAAAAGTAGAAGGGGTAGTTAACTTTATTAAGAATCTACTGGATAATTTTAAACCAAGAATCGATATTGGGATTAACCTACCAAATATAGAAGAAGCATGGCAAAATCTAAAACAGAGGGCGCATAAGTTGGGTATTCCTGGATTTCAAGCGGGGGGTATTGTCCCAGGCCCGATTGGCCAACCGGCTTTAGCAACAGTTCATGGAGGGGAAAGAGTTATTCCGGCGGGTGTATCTCCAGCCTCAACTGTAGGAGGTGGTCCTATTTTCAATGTTTATGTTGGACTTTATGCTGGAACAGAAACAGAGAGAAGAAACATAGCAAGGGATTTGTATGCTTCTTTGGTCCAAGTAGCTCAATCACAGAATAAGAGTGTGCGGGAACTTATGGGCGGGTGACTTATAGTAATTAAGTTTTTAAGCAAAGTATATTATAATTAGTGATTTATTAAGAAAAAGGAGAATAGGTTAAATAGAAGTTAAACTAATGTTAACCTTAACATATTATGGCCTACACTTTAGGAGCACTTACTCTTCCAAACCCAAAAAGTTTTGAGAGGGAATTTATTGAAACTGCGGCGGAGAATTTACTTATAGAGGGAAAAACAACTAAGAGGATAGAAAACAGAAAGGAAAGGTTTATTTTGACTTTTTTGAATTTAACTCAAGCCGAAGTAGGTAGTATTCTCTCAGAGTATGAATTGGAAGCTGTGAGGACTTTTCAAGTGAATGAGACAAATTTAGCTATTGGACCGACTGATGTTTTAGTTGATATTGAAGAAAGGGAATATCCTTTGAGTGGGAAAGAATATAGAGAGAATTTAACATTAGTGTTGACGGAGGTAAGCTAAGATGCAAGGTTCAGGAGTTTCAAGTGAAAGTATTTGGACACCATTTAATAGTGTTTGCACGGCTACTGTTAGACCCTTGAAGGCAAGGGTTTTAGTTTCTTGGAATAGGGCGGTGCATGTTACCGCTTATGCCGTAATAGGAACTTCAATAGTTGGTGGAGTGGATATTATTCAGGGGGCGGGAGAGGCGGGAATCAATGAAGCGGATGCCTTTCTCTACAACGATGAGACTGAAAGAGTTTTGCGAGTGGAATATGAAAGGCATTTGGTTGAACCTTTAGGAGGAGCGGCAATTGCTATGGCGGATGTAGTTTTAGATAATACAGATTTGAGATTTACTCCTAATTACAATGCCACCATAGGAACCGCCTTGAAGCCAAACAGACCCTTGAAGATATTTATTGGATTTCAAGTTTTGGGACAAGAAAAAACTATTCCTATTATTGAGGGATTAACTTTACAACCTAAAGAAGATAAAACAAAGAGAACTGTCAGTATTTCTGCTTACGATTTTATGAAGTTTCTAAATGAGAAGCCACAGGAGACCGCTATTTATACAAATCAGAGGAGCGACCAAATTATACAGGATGTTCTTTCAAGGGCGGGGGTTGGTTCTGTTAACTATGCTTTAGACCAAGGATTAAATACGGTTGGGTTTGCTTGGTTTGAAAAAGGAGATACGGCAGGAGAAAGAATCCGTAAAATTGTGGAGGCGGAAGAAGGGGTTTTTTATCAAGATGAAGCGGGTATTTTAAGATTTGAAACAAGGGATAAGTATTCTCAAGCTCCCTACAATACTCATTGTTGGACTATTGAGCCAGATGATATTTTAGAATGGGAGCAACTATTAAATAGCGAAATCATAAACCGAGTAATTGTTCAGGGAGCACCAAGGTCAGTAAAAGGAGAAGCGGAGGTTTGGAGAGATGGAAAAGAAGAAGAAGTAGAAGCTTCACAAACCCTTACAATTTGGGCTGATTTTGAAGACCCTGTTTCCAGTTTGACTACCCCTGTAGCTAATACTGATTACAAAGCTTATACGGGGGCTGGTGGAACTGGTTCAGATATTACCGCCGATGTTAGTATCAATTTAACCTCTTTTACAAAAACTGCTATGTTAGAGATTACAAATAACAATGCGGCGAAGGCTTACATTTATCTTCTGAAATTAAGAGGAACTCCCGCCACAGTGGATTATGAAATTAAAGAAGTTTATGAAGATGGTGATTCGGTAGAGGAGTTTAATGAACATCAAAAGGAAATCAAAAATGAGTTTATAGATAATGAAATTTTTGCTCGGAGTATGGCACAAAACATTGTTTTGAGACACAAAGACCCAGTTGGTATTCTTAGAATAAAGGTTAGGGGGGTTCCTCAACTTCAGTTAAGAGACCAAGTGAGGATTAAGGATAATGATTTAGGGACTTATTCCAACTATCGTATAATTGGAATACAAGGAGTATATGAGCCAGGTTCATTTATTCAAACTTTAGAATTAAGAGAAATTACTGAAAATGAGGCTTTGTAAAATATGGCGATAACTCAAGAAAGAGTCAGGGTTGATTTAAGGAAAGCTATAGAGAAGGTGGCTTGTCGTGCTTTTTTGAATGCCAATCAGGAGAATATCCTTTCCTTAACTGATGTAAAAGTTAATTTGAATACTCTGACTTATGATTTGGGAAATAATTTTGATGAATCTACAAACTATCGTTTTACTGCCCCTGTTGCTGGTTTGTATAAGATTATTGGGAGTGTTTGGTATTTAAATACGAGTGTTCAAGCGGATAAGAGATATAAAGCAATGATTTATAAAAATGGTAGTGCTATTGCTCATTCTTCTGCTCACTCCTCCCATGTTGATTATATTTCAGCAAATGTATCAGATGAGGTATTTTTGAAAAAAGATGACTATATTGAGCTTTGGGCTTATACTACTGGAACGGGAGATACAGTTGACATTTATGGTGAAGCGAATGGCTTTTTTACTTATTTAATAGTAAGATTGATAAGTAAGGAGGGAATACGCCAGTAGATATATTATAATTAAATTATGAAATATAGTAAAGGGAAAAATCCAAACTCAAGGAATGGTTTTCAAAAAGGATATACTCCTTGGAATAAAGGAACTAAAGGAGTAACAATAGGGCATCCGTTTCCAAAGGGTCATAGTTATTGGGATAACCCTAATTCTGAAAGGGTTAGATTTAAGAAAGGGCAAAAAAATAGTAAAGAAGCAAGAGTAAAAATGAGTAAATCTCATCTGGGGGTAAAATTAAGTGATACTACCAGAAGAAAAATGTCTTTAAGGTGGTTGGGGAATAAAAATCCCAGATGGAAAGGTGGGTTTAATTCAAAAAATATGCAAATTAGACTTGGGATAGAATTTCGTTTATGGAGGGAAGCAGTTTTTGCCAGAGATAATTGGACTTGTCAGAAATACGGAATTAAAGGTGGAAAACTGCATCCTCATCATATGAAAAACTTTGCTCAGTATCCAGAGTTAAGATTTGCTATTGATAATGGGGTTACTTTATCAGAAAAAGCCCACCAGCAATTTCATAAAAAGTATGGTAAGAAAAATAATACTAAGGAACAACTTGAAGAATTTCTAAAGGAGGGGATAAGACAATGAGAAAGATTTTTGCTTCAAAGGAAATGACTAAAATGGCTAAACTTTCTTCTAACAAGAGGGTTGAGGTGTATTCTTTCTTTCCTGTAGATAGAGCTAACTGTGAATGTCAGGAAATGATAAAGCAATGGAAGAATGAGCTGGCTCTTTTACCCGAATCAAAGAGAAATGCAAAAATAAAAGAGACGGGGTTTTTAGTTTGTCCTCACGATAAAGCAGGAATGAAACGATATGAAGTCTCTTGTAAGAATTGTGGTGAAGTGATGGGATATTGTTGGGCCTCTGATTCTTCTTTAACTGATTGGTGTGATTTTCATTATGTTGAATGGACAAATGGTAAGCAGTGGTATGGTTGCCTAACTCCCCATGTTTCGCCGATTACAGAACAACTTTGTTTGGAGTGTTGTTGTGGAGAGGATACAAGAGACTTTAGAGCAAATGTAGCTTTATCACCAAAAGTAGCTTATGAAATTGAGCTACAAAATTCAGAAGGTAGAGAGTTTGGAAAAAGGAATTCAAAGTTTAGAATTAGACAAGTGGAAGAGAATATGCTACCATTTTAATTAAACTAATATGGCCGAAGTAACTTATGTTGCGGTAGTTTGGACGGCAGGTGATATTATCACCGAAGCCAAAATGGATAATATGGTCGCCAATGACCGTGCTGTGGATGCTATGTATAATGGGATTGAGTTTACAGAAAGGGCTTCTCCTTCAACTCCTGTGGCAAATAAAATTCACTTATACTGTAAAGATAAAGCTGGTGTTCCTACCCTTTATGCGATTAATGATGCCGCTACTGATTGGGAAATTTCTGAAAGACACTCTACTTTTCTTTTTCCTTTTGCCGACACTTTAGTTACGGGCACTTCTGTTAGCCCTATTATTATTGTTACAAGAGCAATGGAGATTGTAAAGGTGTATGGTGCGGTTAAAATAGCTCCCCAAGGAGCTTCTATCTTGGTTGACCTTAACAAAAATGGTTCTACTATTTGGTTAACACAGGCTAATAGATTGACGATTGCCGCAGAAGCTACTACTGGAACACAAACTTCTTTTGATACAATCGCATTAGCAGAGGGTGACCTTTTAACAATGGATATAGACCAGGTGGGTTCTACTACTGCTGGTGCTGATTTAACGATTGAATTAAAAGCAAAATAATTATGGAAAACAAGTTTGTTTTTATCATACAGGGGTATGAGCAAAAAACCGATATGGGAGAGTTAATTGATGTGGTTATTTTTGAGTTGTTTGCTAAAGATTACGAAGAAGCGGAGAGCAAGGCTAAAACAATTTGTAAGAAACCTTTTTATAGATTAACAAGGGTCATCGAAACAAGCGAGAAACAAAAATGATAGCTCAAGGAATAATCTTCATTTGGGCTGGCACTATCGCCACAATTCCTTCTGGTTGGCAGAGGGTTACTACTCTTGACGGCAGACATATAAAAGCAACTTCAGCGGGTGTTAATCCAAATGTAACAGGCGGTTCAAATACTCACTCTCATACCACTCCTGCACACAACCATACGATGGTTAATCATACTCATTCTGGGCAATCAACAAGGGATTCTGACTTTGAAACTCATGGTGGGGCAGATCATAATGTAGCCAGGGACTCTCATTATCACGACTATACTTCTGACGCTACTCAAGGGGGAAGTTTAAGTGACGCTATTACTTATGCTTCTACTAATCACGAGCCCCCTTATTATTCACCTGTATTTATTGAGCCAATTTCCCCTCAAGTATCTTTTTCTAATGGAATTATAGCCCTTTGGAGTTCAACAACAGCACCCAGTGGTTTTACTTTTTGTGATGGCGGTGGAGGAACACCTGATTTAAGGAATAAGTATTTGAAAGGAGCCGCTACTGGGGCGGATGCTGGGGCAACAGGGGGCTCTTTGACACACGGGCACACTTTAGACCATACCCATTCTGGGGTTACACATACCCATACTGGAACAAGTGGTTGGGATTCAGACCAGTCAGAGAGGCAAAAAGATACTTGGGCGGGCGGTGGTCCCGCTTGTGACCATCACACTCATACCTTTACTTTAAATGCTAATAGTGCTGAAGGGTCAAGTGCTTATTCGGGCAGTATGACTTCGGGGACAGTTGAACCTTCTTATAAGAAATTAGCTCCTGTTAAAAATACTTCTGGGGGGGCAAGGCAAGTTATAGGCATGATTGGGTTATGGTTGGGTAGTTTATCGTCAATTCCTCGTGGTTGGTTCCTTTGTGATGGGTCAAGAGGAACACCCGATATGCGTGGGTATTTCCTAAAATGTGCTAACACTTTAGCTGAAGTGGGAACTATCGGTGGTGCTAATACTCATACCCACGACAGTTCAAATAGCCATACTCACTCGGCAACGGGTTCTCATACGCACCCAAGCGGTTCTTTTAGTGAAATGGCTGCAACGGGGACAACTGTTGGTAGTCCTGATGGAGTTGCTAGAAGCCATTCTCACACGATGTCAACTTGTGGCAATAATACTTCTTCTTGGAATTCAGCAACATTAATGGCTTATTCATCAAGCAACGAACCCGCTTTTACTACTGTAGCTTTTATTATGTATGGCTTTTCAAAGGTGGGGGCTAGTCAAATAATTTAAAAACTTGCTTTTCATGTTAATGAGGTTTATGATTAAACTATATGTAAAGAGATAAAGCTGGTAAAGACATACTGAGAGGTGGCTTATATTGAGTATCAAAAACCCACAACTCCAATGAATCAAATTATCTAATGGGTTGACAGGAAGGAGTGGAAAGTAAGATAATTGGGTATGTATGTTAGAGCAAGCAATAGCCCAGATAGCTCAAACAGGATTACTTGGAGCTTTTCTTTTAGTAGCAGGTTTTGCTA